ATCTGCAAAGAAATCAATGTCATACATTGTGTGCATGTCTGGAGTCATTTGCATAACGAGTGCCTGAGCCTCTTTCTGGAAGAGGGTATTGTCGTGACCTGCGGCGTTAGTGCCGTCAACATTTGTGGACTTGTATACTGGAACACCCAAGAATGACGATATATAAGCCTTATCCAGCGCTGACTCTCTGCCAGTACCGTGTATGTTTGTATAGTCGTTATTTATATAGGTATCCATTTTTAGCAGTCCGACTTCGGATGCTGGTGAGATTACAAAGTAACGATTGTCCGCTGGGGTATTAGCATCATCAAGATACTGAATAGCCCTCAGATAGTCGTGGTATGTATTCTCTGCGGCGAGTGTGCCAACTGTCTGTCCAGACCAGTCAGCCTCAACCTGTGATGCTAAAGCATCATCTACGTTTAGTCCTAGTGCATAACCCAGCTTGCTTGCGTAAGCCGCAAGCATATCTCTGTCAGACTGGACTTTAGTAATACTCTCAACTGCTATAGCCGCATAGTAATGCTGGTCTACAGTAATGGTAGTATTTGTCTCTGTGACTGTCTCATAACTGATGGCGGTGTTTGTTGATTTAGCTCTTGCGGCTAAGTCACTAATGTTAGGTATATTTAGTTTATCACCTTTCGTTAAGCCATCTTCAAATTTTCGGTCAACTAACTTAGCAAAGACTAACTGTGCTTCTCGTGCGACAATTGCCAAGGATGACCAAATCTCTGGTATGAAGACATCAGCAGTAGTGTTATCAATAAACTCTGTTGCTCCTGTTGCCATTTATTATCTCCTAAAGAATTGGTCTAAAACCGTATCGGCATGAGCCTTCATGTCTGATTCGCTCATACTGGGAGACATATTTGCGGCGTCGTCTAGCGTCATTCGTTTCTTTCCTGCGCCTACAGAAGAGCCAGAGTCAACCTCTCGCCCCCCTTCACGCAGGCGTTCTGATACACGCCGTTCAACTTCCGCATCTATATCTTCCACTGGTTGTGAAAAAGATGACTGAACAGAACCTAACGCACCAGCGTAGTCGCCCTGTTCCCACTTAGTCCTAGCTTCTTCCATTTGTTCAGAATCCCAAGTACTATCATTGTCGTGTAATACATCGGCAATATTAGTTCTGTGCATCAGCATCGAAGTGTCCGCCTGCCTACGCTGAGATAAGCTATCCTTGACTCCTGTCAATGGAGAATCCTCGTAACCGCTTTGCGCAAAGTGGTCAATAAGAGATTCAACTGCGCCCTCTACACGTGATAGGGCCGCCTTAGTTTCGCCTAACTCCAGATACCCTTTTAAGAGTTCCTTGTTTTGGTCTCTGGCCCGGTTCAGTTGTCGTTGCCAGTTTTTTTGCTCATCAGATACGTCATCATAGATGTCCGCTTCTGCGTTAGTACTATTGTCCTGATTAGCCTCATACTCAGCCACGGTTAGTGCCTCCTTGGATGTCCCACGCTGGTACTCCATTTAAATTATAACACATTATTATGCTCCTGTCAATGATGAATGTATAACCCTGCCTGCCGCAGTAGCTCTATAACCACTCCAGTGTGGTGTTCTTACTGAGCCAGTAATGTTAGCATTCTGTTGCGTTTGTATCCATAGACTTTCTCTGACTCTAGCCTGTTGAGTAACAGGCCTGCCAGTATGGTATTTGGTTAAAAACCAGTCTACCTCTGGGTTATCATGCCTTAATCTGAGCCTTGCCTGCTCAATTCTCTTTGCAATTCTATCTATGTCTGGGTCAACTTCTCTAAGCATAGCCTTCATATGTGGACTATTAGTCTGCATATACTTACTGGCCTTATACCTATCGTTAATATTTGTAAACTCTGTCTCGTGAACATTCCAGTATGGTTCTAAAACATCCTTAGATATTTCAAGCTCTACCATAATTGGGTTTTCTTGGAACCACTTATTTTTCCTATCTTCAATATAATTCCATAATGCTGGTCGGGCAATTAGATTGTGGTCATTTTTAAACTGTGTTAAAGCGGCCCTATACTTATCATATTTAAATACGTTGTCTGCGTCATAGTTATTATCATTGTCTACAACATCGCTGAGATATAGGTCATACAGGAAATCCCCCTGATATACTATATCTTTCTCACTTCCTGATTGACGAAGTTCATTTAACCTTTCCTGTACGGCAAACAACTCAGGGTCTGCTACTAATCTCGTATGAGATAGCCTACGGTATTGTTTTATAGCCCTAATACCCTCACTTAACTTTCTACCATTTATAGCGCCCTTCTCAAAATCTGCTGTAATTTTGGCAATCTCTTGGGAGGAGGTAAGGTCTATATCAGCTTTTCTCTGACTATACGTCACCCACTGCCTATCATCACCTCTAGCAATTTCTCCCCACTTTTCTTTATAGGACTCCATACCTTCTATGAGTTCCGTATTACTAGTCTCTAAGTCAAATCTAACTTTGTTTGGTAACTCGCTCCATATTAACTTTTCACCAGCCGCAGTTTGTTGCTTTCGCCACGCATTCAAACCCTCTATGCCTGTTTCGTTTTCCATTAAGTATTGTCTAATACCAACTACTTTATCGTAGTCGCTGAGTGGTAGTGATTGTAGGCCTGCCGCTTCTGCAAATCCACCAATTGTCCCTGCCACACTGCCTTGCATTACACTATCAGCCCAGAAAGGCATTACCTGCCCTCCTAAGTATGAGGCGTGTGCTGACCAGTCTCGGCTACCATCTAAGTCCATTAACGGCTCACCAATATAGTTTCTGCCTGCCAACATATCGATTATGATAGTTGCTGGAGGCGCTAATTGGCTACGCCCTCTTCTCTGCAATGCGTTAAGAATAGGATTATCAGCCAGTAATTCTTTTACATCGCCCATCTCTGGGTCTCCAGAAGCTAGTGCATACATGTCACCAGCCAACCTAAAGGCAGTATACCATGCAGTACCTACACCCATCTTCTGCCCGCCTACCTCAAACTTACCAAAGCTAGGAGATGTTATGTCTGCCGCTCCCTCGTTGCCGAGTATGTATTCTGAGACAACTGCCATAGTCAACCCTGCGGTTACCAGACCACCTAATTGTTTTGCGGCTTCTCGTCTTCGCATACCACCCCTAGCCAAGTCAGCTATAACACCGTAAGTGGCTCGTCTGTACATAGGTGCGAAGAATAAGAATGAGTTCTCTATCAACCCCTGAGTCGGCGTAAGTGCCGACAAGTCTTGGTCATATACTCCTGTCATCTTATTTATAACAGCACCAAAGTCAGTCATATGCTGTCTTTGTTCTTTAGACATTTGAGTTAGGTCATCTCGCCATTCTGGAAATCCCTGAGAACTAATCATATTGTTATAGTCTCTCTTAGCAGTATCTTCCATACCCTTCCAGAGTTCCATTCTAAGTACATCTAGAGTACCTATAAATGCGGCTTCAGCCCTATGTGCGACCTTCGCTTGACTAAGACCGGGCACTTTCCCTAGCTGGGCTCTATATTTTAAGAAGCTCTGGCTATTCGTTGTGGCGGCTAGTGGCTCTGAGTGCCCAAGAGTTACAAATGGTGATATCCTCCTACGCATCTCAAAAGCCTCTGGCGTCGCCATATATGCTTCATAGTATTCTGGGTCTTTAGCAAACTGTATCATTTTCTTAGACGCAGTACCCCATGCTCTCTGCTTATCCCACCGTAGTATATCTCCAGTACCCTGACGCCCCATACTAGGAAGAGATACTAGAGAGTTAAATCCGTGTATTAACAATACTCCAAGGTCAAATCCAGCCTTAAATGTTCGTATAAACCTAGCTGGGGGTCTAGCCTTCAAAGCCGCCCACACTAATGGTTTAGCCCACATATTCTGCGATAGCCTCATATGCTCATCAATAGATGCCCATTCAGCATTACTTAGATTTAGGCCATCCATCCAACGCTTCTGACCCTGATATACCTCATCATTATTAAAGTATGTTTTACCCTTTTGTAGATTAGAGATTACGTCCTTAGACCTATCTAGTTCTTCAGCCTGTAATAGTTTTATTCTATCGCCTTCACGTTCTACGAAGTCTATTAACGCATACTGTGATGCTAGCTTAACATCGCCAGCTTCTCCTAATATATTCGCTGGTGCAGTAAGACCATAGTCATAGTCACCACCTTGGTAGTAAGCCTTTCTCAGCCCTTTCCACAGTTCCTGTAGGTCACCACCTAAAGTAGTCCAGTCTGAGTTTAATACCTTCTCAGCATTTATGATATTATCTAGGTCATCATATATGAAGCCATTCTTAATATCTTCTGTCATCTTATTATACTGTATAATTAGCTTCTTATTATACTTAGCTGCTGT